TTATAGTTATATCGGCGGCGTTTGTGCCATCGACATTCGCTATCTGGATCATGTTTATTTTAAAAACTTTTCCACTTGATGCAGCGTTACTCACAATTGCCGTAGCACTGGTTGATGAAAGCGCGATCGTGGCGGATTTGCCTATGATCGTCGCGACGTTTACAATATTTGGTGCAGCCATTTTCTAGCCTCCTTTATCCAAAGACGATTGCCATAGCGATCGCCTTTCCTGTTGATATGCCTGCACTGCCAAAACTGACCGTACCACTTCCGTTAGTAACTAATGCTTGCCCAGTTGAGCCGTCTGATGTTGGCAGCGTAAGGGCTGCAACAAAGCCTTGTAGATTTGCATCATACGCCAAGACATCACTGCCTATGGCAAGTCCCAATGCAGTCCTTGCGGCAGAGGCAGAACTAGCTCCTGTACCGCCGTCAGTAATAGCCAGATCAGCAATGCCAGATACTACCCCACCTGTAATATTAACACTGCTCATTGCAAAGTCAGCGGTCAGATCAAATACAGCCGCTCCAGACCCTGCGCCGTCACAGAAGATTATCTTGTTGTCACCAGCCGCTACGCTAACAGTTGCGCCAGACCCTTGTTTAAAGATTGTCGTCTGGTTTGTAGCGTTTCTAACAAAGTAGATGTGATCGCCATCGTTGGGCGCGACTGTAATTGTATTCGTACCAGAAGGAGAGCCGCCTAGAACAAGTACCTTAAACATACCGTCCGACAAACTTCCGTCCGAAGTTGTCAAAGTGGTAGTTGTGCCAGATAGAGTTAACGCTCCTACACCGTTTACCAATCGATCAATTATGTCTAGGTTGGTGTTTGTAGTATTACCCCAAGCTCCGGACTGTTCGCCCGTTGCAATTTTTTCTATACCACTACCGTTATATGAACTTGCCATCTTGTTTCCTTACGCCGCTATCTCGGTCCAAATTGTGTTTTCTGTTGGTATTATTTTGCTCCACAAAAGCACTGAAGATGTTCCTCCAATAGCCGAGACTCCTGTTACACTTACATTAGCATCGCATTCGCAGACAATTGTAGCAGCATTAACCAACGCTGTCGAGCTTAACCCAGAAGGCACTACAGGAATAGTCTGATCTGTGACCGCTGTGATCTGACCAATTCCACCCGTAGATGCAATACCTGTGACCGTGAAAGAAGAGTTTCCTTGGACCGTAGTTGATCCAACCCCACCAGTTGCGGCTATGCCTGTAACGCTTACATTTACCCCTGCCCCAACTACTGTGGAAGCAGAACCAACTTGACCCGTTCCAGCCACACCCGTTATTGAGGGTACACTGGAAGCGCCTGAAATAGTTACACTACCTACCGCTCCCGTAGCGGAAGCACTAAATGCTACATCGTTGCCCCACGTACCAGCACCCCAAGCCTGTGTGGAGGAGTTCCAGCCCGCAAAGACAACGACTGCATCAGCCATATTTAAGCAATCCGTATAAGAGCGTTAGAAGCATCTGCCGCTGGCATAACAATCTTGAAGTCGCCGTTAGTAGAAGCTTTGTCCGCACCGAAGTCTAAAACAACCACAGTGTTTGTAGTGTTTGAACCAGTACCTTCAGTGCTGTTATAAATTAACGCGCCACGAGCCGTGATGGTGGCTGAAGTAAACGTCAAGTCAACGAAATCAGTGAAAGCCGTGGTTCCACCGACAGTTGGGTTAACTCGTGTAAGATTACCTCCGCCAGCAGAATACGAACCAGAGTTACTGACTTCGTTGCCAGTAGTATAATTCGCAGTCGCAGCGTTAAAGGTAGCACTATTAGTATAGAGAGCTAGCTTAAATGTGTCGCCCCCACTGTTTACAAAATTATGCCCGCCCTCAAGAAGTTCTTTCTTGAAAGTAGTACACATGAAGTTTCCGTTGAAAGCCATTTTAAAGTCTCCTTATAAGTTCAGCAAGTTGTGGATGCCCTGCATCTATAAGGGCGTTATACACAGTTGTACGGTCACTGCGAATAGATTGTCGCATATAATAGGCTACAGTGCGTTCCATTTGTGTTCTAAAAGCTTTCGCTTGGTCTCGTATAGCAGGGTGTGCTGTGTCAGAAACACTTATTAACTGATTTACGCAATCTATCGAAAGTTCTTCTGGGGTGAAACCACGGTTATGAGTTGTTTCAACTCCTACCAGCGGCGTGTCTCTTGGAACATCTATTTTAAGTTCAAACATCTACATCTCCAACCTTGGTTCACTACGATAGCTGTCTCTCTTTAGTCTACCTTCCCCAAGAATAGTAAGGCGTTTCAACGCTTCTTGATACTTGGCTTCATATTGAGCGAGCAAATCAGCATCGCCCTTCATAAATATATAGGCTTCTACAAGAGACCCATACAGCAAAGCAACCTCGGCGTTATCACCCAGCCAAGATGTGGCTGAAGTAACTATAGAAGGTGGATCATAGTAATAGTGCAATTGAACTTCATAGGCAGCATCTGGGGTTGGACCTAGTATAAAGTTACCCGAAGAGTTTGTTGCCGTGAAGTCTCCATCAAACTCAGCGTAGTATTTAGGCTGCGCATAACTAGACTTAGAAGGGTAAGCTTCTCTGACGAAGTTAACATCCTTGTTAAGAAGGAAGTGATAATCCCCAGAACTATCTATGACTGCCATAGAAAATGGTGCCAAGAAGTCTGACGGCCTCGCTACGAACCTAACACTTTGTGTTACATTAGCTGTAACATTCTTGCGAAGCTCAGGGATTAACACACTACGATGTATCTTCTCTTCAGTCTGACGGACAAACGTAGGAATTTCAGCAACAAAAGCTGTCTCATCATTCTCTGTGTAGGTCTTTATAGCGTTAGTTAACTCTGTATAGTTCATTCCTCATCCTCACTATAAAGATTATCGAAGATACGATTCACATCTAGAGTATAGTCTAAATCAGATTTTGAATAGTGAATATGTTGAGATGGTTTAAAGTCTGGTGCGCCTGATCCTGTTTCAAACCAAGCTGGATGTGTAACACGTACCCTATTATTGGGAAGTGCCACTATGTTACCTGTCCAATCTCCAGCATCAAGAAGCTGTAGGACATGCGCCTGCTTGTGTTGTGCAGGGTCATCTGCAACATCAGTGTCGGTGTAGTCCACAGTAAACAGATAGTTTGCGGCAAACATATCGCCACCTATCTTAGCCATCCAAGGACATGGCGTCGCCCTATCAAGCTTGTATACGGCGTGTGTATGTGAGGGACAGTCCCAAGGCTGTGCATCGTGTACCGCCATAGGAGAAGGCCACTCAGAGAGCGGCTCATCGGCTACTAGGGCTGTTATAGGCATCCTAGCCCACATAGCTCCACCGTGTACGTTGTCCTGGCCCTCTTCGTCTGCCTCAGACCCAGTAAAGATTAACTGAAAACTGAGACACCTGTTAGGCATAGTTGTGACCGCAATAGCCATAGCATGTAGGAACTCGCCATGATAACGCTCATGGTTACAAGTGTATTCACGGCGAACCCAACACTTAAAATGCGGTATGTTACTTTGTAAATATGCCATTAGTTCAATTGAGCTTTATCCATTACGAGTAAATTTTTGCGGTCTAGCTGCACCGCTACCGCGAGCAACCCCACCCTTAGCCATGCCCTTCTTCTTCATAGAGCCGCCCATACCTTTTTTGATAACGCCCCCTTTAGCCATGCCCTTCTTTTTAACGGCACCACCTTTTTTCATTTTACCTTTTCCATCAGCGGCAAAAGCTGGAACACTCGTGCCTCCTTTGGTGACCATTGGCATCTTGCCGCCTTTAGCCATACCTTTTTTCTTCATCTTGCCGCCGCCCATCTTCTTAGCTGCGCCACCTTTTTTCATAGCAACAGGCTTCTTCATCGCTCCGCCTTTTGCATAACCTTTTTTCTTCATAGCCATTTTAGTCTCCTACGTTGTGTTAGACGATTGTTATGTTGCCAACCATACCGCTATGATTGGTGCATTGATATACTAAAGATGTATCACTTGGTTCGTGAGGAACAATGAACTGTGTCAGCCCACTAGTTGAGTTGTAGTTATTTGTAACACCTGTTGTAAACGCAGAACCACCATTAGATGTTCTGATCTGCAAGGGGTGGCTACTTACATTAGCCGTGTTATTTAAAAGATACGTGTGGCCTTTGTAGAAAGTAAAATTGGGGTTGTTTCCAGATGTGGCACCGGGGCCAGTAAATGTATAAGCAGATGATCCATTTGTACCAGCAGTATACTTTGTGACGGGTCCAGTTGTTTCATCGTTTAGTCGAACCCATGCACCGCCATGCGCGAAGTACAAACCTCCAGTTGCATGAACGTGAGCCACTGCGCCATGATAAGATCCAGCACTGGGTAAGTCGCTTAAATTGGCATAGTAGAATACAATCTTATTTGCGCCAGAGCTTACATTTATAAGGCCATTACCGTCTATAATATCAGTAAGAGTTGATCCGTTGCCCAAGGCAGCGTAAATTTCTGTAAAGTTTGCATTTATTTTTGTAGCGCCAGTGCGCAGTGTGTCGCCTGCGCCATCATTTGCACTACTTCCTATACCTACACTTTGCTTTGTCATATCCTATCCCTCATCAAAAGTATCTGTTGTAGAATCTAGTGTGGTCGAAGTACTATCAAAACTTGGTACTGTTGTACTAGGATTAATTGTAACAGAACCAACCTGACCAATGCCAGCAGAACCAGTCACACTTTGACTCTCTCCAACCGTTACCGTAACTCTGCCCACAGAACCCTCCAAGAACGTGGATGGATTACCAACAGGGTTAAATCCGAATAAAGCTCTACTTTCTAACAAAGAAGTATCTGGTCGTGGGTTACGCAAAGATTGAGGGTCATTAATCTTTAAACGCCCAAGAAAGTTTTGAGGCTGATCTGGGTCTTTAATGTCCCTGCCAACAAGGAAACCAGTCTTAACTCCGTTGTTATACTCAGGCACAAGATCATTAAGAGGGTAACGAAACCCTGTCCTATCGCAAAACCCGAAGGCGTATCTTGCTCTTGAATAAGCCATTAGCCACCCGTCATAAACGTGTCAAAAGGTACGAACTGAATTGAGGCTGTTTCTTCGTCTTCGCCCGCCGCGAGTTGGAACTGGAACTCATACTCCTGCTTCAAAAGCGGGATTCTATTAGAAGCCTCTGTTCGCTTCATGGCTAAGTAATACGCCATCCCGGCAACGAGGCATGGGACAAACCTTGGTGGGACAGAAGATACATTTCCACCAATACCTGATGAAAGGCCGTCAATACCTTTCAGCCTAAAGTACGATAAAGTGTACGGCGTTGTCGCATCAGGGACAGGCCACAAGGTTATTTTTGTTTCGGTCGGGAGCCTTTGGACGTAGATTTGGGTCGGCCTACCTTGCGTTTTTTTGTTAGTTTGCTGGGCGTAGGTGGAGACACTCGACCTTGAGAGGGCGGTATCGGTTTGATTTGTACCTGTACCTGTTCGGATTTGGTGTTCGATGATGTCAATAGTGTCCGAAGGTAACGAATAAGTTTCTGTGCCAGCCGTAATGGGTAAAGTGCCAGCTTCGATAGTGAAGAGATTAAGGCCACGGTTTTGCCACTCCAATGTTAAAAGGTTAAGGCTCCTTCGAGCCGTTTTTAAATCATAGCCAGAACGCATCTCAAGGCCAGCACGTTCGTATGCTTCCTCAAATAGTTCTGGTAGGTCTGGTGTTACTACTGCCATGATCTACTTCCTATACTTCGCCGTCTTCTTGGCAATCTTCTTTGGCTGCTTTGCAACCTGCTGGCCTTTTTTAGTCGCTTCGCGCTTCTTCTTCGTAGTAGCGGCGTATTCTTTAGCCGTCAAATTCTTGATAGCATTCTTAGGAAGGTATCGCTCCCCTGTAGCCTTTTTCCCCTGCGTAGACGGCTTACCAGACTTTGTTTGCCACTCCTGCTTAGTCCAGTTTTTAAGACTTTTTTGGCTTTTTGCTAAGGTTGACATTTGCTATTTGTATCCCCCTCCAGCTTTCTTATACGCCTTGGCTAACATCTGAGCTTTTCTAGCAGACCATTGACCCGGTGCGCCGCCTTTACCACCTGCTTTTATTCGATTGAATATCTGCTTGCGCTTTGTTGGTTGTGTATAGTTACCTGCCTCGTTGACACGGCTTTTAGATTTCTTCTTTGTCTTGCCACCTTTGCCAAAACGAATAATATCTAAATCCTTGGTATCGTCACCAGTTGAGACACGATTGCCAACAAGTTGACTGCCCATCTGAGATCGAGACATCGCCATTACAGAAACCTATCAGCTATAGAAGCTGCAATAATTAAAGCAGCTATGCCCCAAAGACGCATGTCCAAGCGAGCAAGTTGTTTCTCTATATTCTCAAACCGTCTGTTTGATTCTTCTTCATGCCTTTCAAGCAAAGCAAGAACTCCTTCAACCTTCATTAGCACTTCCACCTTTTCCTAGCTTGACGTAGTCTAGAGTTCGGGTCTTTAGCTGCTTTCGGAAAGCTCTTCATCTGACCAGCAGACCGGGCGCAGTAGGACTTACGCCGCTTGGCGGCTGCACTACCTTTCTTCACTGTACCCGTAACGGCTGTCTTTAACTTAGAGCCAGGATTGTCTTTCTTGTACTTAGCTACACCTTTCTTGGTCATACCCGCCCCAGACTTAGTAGGGCGTTTATGACCACCTTTTATAGTGTGGCCTTTCATAGTGCCTTTTTTCTTTTCAGCCATAACTCACTCTATGAGTAGGGTCATCGTATTACCCGTGCCAGTGAAGGCGGAGATAAAACAACCATTAGCAGCGAGTATGCCATCATTTGGTATGTACACGTCATTCCACCCCACAGGTAATGTTAGCTGGAGTATAATTTCACCCGTGGCGCTACCACTACGGATAGTAAACGCGGCGGCGGCAGCGGCGTTTATTAGAACCCCCTGCAACCTACCTCGTGATGGGCCTACAAGTGCAGCATTGTCGCTTGCTGCAAAGTTAAAAGCTCTTACTTCTTGACCAGCCATGTCAATCTCCCTTACGGTTGTACTGCGACGTTAGCTGCTTGCACGTACTGGACTTCAAGAATACCTACGCCATTTCCTGTATTTGTGCTTAAAAAGCGAATGCGTTTGTCATTTGTACCGACGTTAGTCCAGTTAGCTACTCGCCCTGCGTTTGCGCCACTGCCGATACTTATAACACCTAAAGTACCTCCTGCTACGGCACCTGCTGCGGTAAGAGCTGCTGCGGTTATGATTGCACCGTCATCAAATCCAACACCACCTGTTGTGGCAGCGCCAGTCCAAGCAGTTGCAACATATAATCTTATCGCTAGGATTATGCTGGAAGCAGGGATTATAATGGTTGTAGCAGGGGTTTGTGCGGCAATAGTTAAAGCTTGAGTTATAGCTGCACGTTGGTGCAGAACAACTTGACCGACGTTAGCAATGTTAGTGCCTACGACAGTACCTGTTGTATCTTTAATTGTACCTGACCGAATTGGTCCTGAAAAAGTTGTAGTACCCATGATGATCTCCTGTCGTGGGTTGTGTCAGCCACATCATGTAGCTGTCAGGGATAACAAAAGTATACACATGTTTTTTTAAAAAGAAAGGGGCTACCGAAGCAGCCCCCCTCTAAAAGTTCAATTGAACTTATACGCCGGGTGAACCGTACATACCTAGTGGGTCGGATACGCCGAAAGAATAACGCTCACGCGCTTTGTAGCGCACGTTACCTGTATCGAAATCACCGTCCATAGATGTCTGCATAGCAGTACGGATGAAATGCTTCATGCCGTTTGGAACATCTGTAGTTAGGAAGAAGGCGTCTGCGTCAGTCAGGTAATGATTGACACGGTAGCCTTCAGGGATCGAACCATTGCTGCTAAGAGCATTAATGTCGTTATCCGCTGTACCTACACGTAGGTCAGTCTGGAGCAAACGAGTTGCAACAAACATCAACGCAGGTGGAACGATAAGCTTGCGTGGACGCGCAGCGATTAACAATCCACGTTCATCAGTGAACGCAGCAATGTCAATGACCGCTTGCTCAAGCGAGGTTTCGTTCAAGTCAGCATTAGCTGCTGGGCGGTTACGATTTACACCACCAGCTACAGTACCGTGTGCTGTTGAGAACAATGTAGCGCCGTCACCTGAGTTAAAGGTGGTGAAGCCTGTGTTCAACAACGAAGCGGCCTTAACCTGCTTGGTGTACGCCATGGCGCGAGCCAAGGCTTTTGTGTAACGTGCAGACAATGAATCGTACAAGTTATCTTCCATCGCTTCTTCAGTGATGGAGAAACCCATGCCAACCGTTTCATGGTTGTAACGGGCTGTGAACGACTCTTGAGCATTATCATAAGAAATAGCAGAACCTTCAGCTTTCACTGGGGCTGCGCCAAATCCTGATAATTTAACCTCTTCCTCAAAACTACGCTCTGAGTTCTCGGTCTCATAGATTTCTGCATGTTCGTTTTCGTACTTGCCATACTCAAGCCCGAAGAGAGCGTTGAGACCCGGCAATAGCTCTTTAAGGAGCTGGGCGCGTGAAATAGCCATTATTTAACCTCCTTAAATACCTATGTTGTTAGTCATGCTATGAGCTGTTGGGTTAAATTTAACCAACAAGTCAGGGAAAGCATCACTGATTGGGGATACTGCGGAAACAATACGGAAAGCTGCCGCTGCGGTTTGACTTGTTGCATCTACCGCAGAAGTTGAATTGCCTGTAGTAGTGGAACCCGTAGTAGTAGACTGGACCGCTGCAAAGAAAGTATTCGCTCCAATGTCAGACTGATCCATAGCACCATCCGCTTGTACTTGGAAAAGTACATTTGGATCATCAACAACGTATGCTTTGATAGCATCGCCATTAGATGTACCTGATGGGTAGAATTGTGCCTGAACTAACTGACCTGATGAATTGACATACTCACAACCAACAAACACACCGATAGCGCCAAGATTGGCACCGCCAAGGTTATTGTTGCCTACGTCAGCACCTGTTGCAGTGCTAAGGGCAATATACCCATCAGCACCTAATATAACGACCTGCCCGTAGAAAAGGTTTGTAGCCTCACCTGCTGGGTCGATCAAGAACTGGGACGTTGCCCCAGCATATGGCATTCCGTCCGCACGTTTGACGGGCTTCAAGCCATAGGGAGCTGCTGTTAAAGCCATCTCTCTTACTCCTAATTTAAGTTAGATAAGCTCCCCTTCCGAGTTACTTACCAAATGATGATCGCGTTGACCGTTCTGAGTCTAGTACAGGCATACGCGGGTCTGAATTACGCAAGTAGCTATTGTCTACAGCCTGCATCTGGTTTTGAGCCTGATCTAGCTGTGCTTCACGTCTAGCTTCTACGTTTTCGACAGAGTTCTGACAAAGCAGCAATCCACCGACCTCTATGTTGTCTGTAAATCGAGAATCGATATCAGACACAACTTGAAGGTTTGGATGATCTTCTGCACGAACGGGTGTCCATCCCTCACGAAATTTAGAAGAGACATTCGTGTTATCATTTTTCCCAAGAGTAGCTGTGCGGACCCAACGATATTCAATACCGGGTTTGGGTTCGGGGACTGGTAACATTGTTGGCCTCTGCCATGACACCTTGCGTACACTCGAATCACGAGTGTCTGTAGTGCGTGAGTTTCTGTTCGACATTATTTCATATCCTTCATCAATTGCGCCGCATATTGTTCGTTTGACAGACCAAGTCTCTTGGCGAGAGAAACCTGCGTGGAGGACAGTTGCACTTTGCGTGGTCTTTTTCCGCTACGAGCGGCGGGGGCGACTACGTTGCCCGCTTGACGTTGGGGTGCAGATACCTCGATAGTACCATCGTCAAACTTATCTGGAAACACACGGCGAACCGCAGTGTCTATTTCTTTGTAGTACTCTTCTGTCCGTGGATCAATCCCACTTTTAACAAGTTTTTCATGTAGTCCGTAGGCGTACCCTGTCATTTCAGGGTCTTTCTCGAACCATTCGTTCTTGCTTGCCCAGTTCATAGCACGTTCATCTGGACGGGGTGCTTGCGGAGCTGGAGCTGGAGCTGGAGCCGGATCTGGGGCGGTACGTTGTGGCTGTGGCTTGTAGCTATCGTATCGTACTTTTTCGCCTTGCAACGCATTAAGTTTTTCTTGAGCGTCGAGCAGTGCATCAGGATCGCCTGCTTCATAAGCAACTTTAAACGCAGCCTTAGCCCTATCAAGCTCGGCAGTGACACGCCCTTTAGCTTGATTGACAAGTACGCCCTCGCCTTCGGAAAGGGTTTTCCGTAATTGATCGTTTTCGGCTTTAGTCTGCTGAGCAAAGCGAAGTGCTTCTTCTTGGAGCCTCGCAGCTTCTTCCTTTGCACGTCGTTCTTCGTGAAATTCAAACTTTAACTTTTTGATTCTCTTTTGAACGCCTTCGCTGTACTTCCCAACTTCGTCGTCATCGGAGACATCGGGTTCTGATCCTTCTGCCCGACGAGCCTTACCTTTATCGGGTTCTGGTGTGTCATCGACAACTTCTATTTCAAATTCACTGTCGTCGTCAGGTTCAACTACCGATGCATTGGCAACTGCTTCTGCAACTGTTTCATCACCAAAGTCTGTTTCTTCTGTTAATTGGTTCATGCTCTTGTATACCCCCGTGGATCGTCGACAACTGCTTCAACAGTATCGTCATTGATTAAGCGAAATTCTTTTCCATGGACTTTAAATCGAGTGCCAGAATACGAACGAAAGATTACAAAGTCTCCCTCATTACAGTACGGTCCATTTGGAAATTTAGACTCATCGGCATAGGCGTCTGGGCCTAGCTCTACAACAAATCCAATGATTGATGCCGTTTCTTCTGCGGAACGTATCCCGTCCGGCATTATGACCCCACCATCAGTCTTATCGCTCATCTCAGGTACACCAATAAGGATTTTGTATCCTCGTGGCTTAGGTAGTTTAGAGGCTACCTTCTCCTCGGTCTTTTTATTTGCTGTATACATTTCATACCTTGCAGTGATTAAAGGTTCACAGATACCCTGCGCAGTTACCTGCGTAGTTCTCCCAAGTGTACGATACACCAAAAGATGTTATCTTTCAATATACCGCGTCTCAATTTCTTTAATGTCGTCTCTAATAAACCTTAAAGCTTCTATTCTACCCACCATACGGTTGTAAAGTTCCATGGTATCAGCCGCACCAGATGCGAGGTACGTTTTTAGTTCGTCCTCGTATCCATCTAGTTTACGACCCACCAGCGTAAATATGTTATCTTCCATCTCCCTTAGCAAGCTCCTTTGCTACTTCTATACCTAGTTTTGCGCCTTCTTTCTGGTCATCCCGTTGGGATTTGTCCAGATCGGTGGCAAGTCTAACGCCTAAACGTGCGCCCTCTCGTTGGTTTTCAGCAGATATACGCTCCGCATCAATCTGTAACTTAGCAGTATCCATCTGAATCTTATGCTGTAGTTCTTTCTGTTTTATCTGCAACTCCGCTTGCTGCATCTGAACAACTGGGTCTTGCTGCTGTTGTTCCGCTTGCTTCTGCTGTTCTTCCATCTGACCTTTCTGAAGCAATTTTTCTGAAGCGTCTTTTGCGAGCCTAGAAAGCTGAATCTCTACGTCTTCTGGTAAAGGCTGGTCTTCGTTTGGCATCTCAACACCAAGCATCTTCTCAATCTCACGACGGTATTGAAACGCAACATGTTCTGTTATGTGCGCTGCCATTGCTTGCCCTATAGCTTGGGCGAAGGGGGATTGACCAACCATCTCCCGCATTTTCGGGTCTTGCATTGCAGCCATGTGTACAGTGATATGTGCCTCGTGATCCTGATACTTAAACGCTCTGACAGGCTCTTGCTTCAGCATCATCATGTTTTCTGTAACAGGGTCAGACGGTTTAATGTCTTCAGGTAGCTTAATAATATCTGAAGCGTCCTGAATCCCCAGAACTTCTAGCATCTGCCTGTGCAACTTACCTAAGTCGTAGAGTTGTGGAGCCTGCTGAGAAAGCTGTAGGGCTGCTTGGTATTGCATAATCCGTTGGGACATAGTTGCAGCATTAGGATCAGATACAGGGATGACATCTACACGAGCATCAAAATCTTCCTGTCGGTTAAAGTCACCATCCATTTCGTAGGCGTATTCTGCTGGCATGTAGTCTCGGATAATACTCGACAGCAAGCGAAGTTCTTTCTTCATAGCTGCGTGCATACGCGCTTGGACCCCAGACATCACCTTCATGGACCGCTCCATCAAAGCAAGCGTTGTACCCACAGGTGCCTGTGCGTTCATATCACCTACTTGAATGTCCGCAACTGAGCCAATCCGTCTTCCCTCTTCGACAATATTTCCCAGTAACGAGTAGAGAACACTCGACGGTTCTTTGTAAGGTATGAACGTAATCGAATCCCTGATAGCCCCACCCGGTACATCCACGTCCCTGAACTCACCCGGCATAAGAGGGGTGTCGTCGCCTTTAATACGGAGACCCCTAGCTTTAAGGCCAGCAGGTAGATTTGACAGTGTACCAGCATCAATGAGCTGACGAAGTATTGAAGTAGCAGACTTGGCGAGACCGCCAATGAGATGAATAAGCCCCGTACCGTAGAACCCCAGTCCCGGCAAATATTTATAATGAACGAAATGCGCTCGTTTCTTTTTCTTACGGTCATCCTCGTACCAATTCCTTCTGATGGATAAAATTTCGCGAGAAGACTTATCAATAGTAACAACATACGGACGCGCGATCCCATCAGGGTCGTCGAACTCCTCTGGCATGTTCATAGTAACGTGTACTTCAAGGATTGTGTGACGATCATCGTCTTCTATAACGGCGCTCTCGCCATCAAGCTCGTCATATTTATCTTGTATATCAGAGAAGTCTGCCTCTGGAACAGGCAAATCAACCTCTCTGTAGAAGCCCGCTACCTGTAACTCTAGAATTTCGTTAGGCGTTTTCTTCATTACATGCGTGTAGCGTGGGCATGTCATTAGATCAGACGCCCCGTAAGACGCCACAAAGTCTTCTGCTGGAACAAACATAGAAGCTGGACGCTCCATGATTGGGTCGTAATAGACTTTCTTGAACGCAGAGCCAGCGAGTGGGAGCTTAAACAACATTTGTTCAGTCTCATCGCGGTATTCTGTCATTTCCTCTGTCAAGAGATAATTCATCTCTGTCTGAATACGATCAGCTTGATCTAGCTTCTCAGGGGTCATTTTACCCATAATCTTGGTACGGCAAGGGCCAGATGCGGGGAAAAGCTCACCCATAGCCTGCGCTTGAAAACGTACAACAGCTTCGGTCAGCACTGGGTGGAACACACCAGACGCGCCCTGCCATGGTTGACTGCGGTCTTCGATCTTCATTCCCAGTAAGTCTAGACCTTTGACGTAGGCTCTTGCCCAATCACGTCGAGATTCCCGATCGGAATCAAAATCACTAACAAGTTCGGATGCCATAGACTGTAGGACAGCATCTTCTATCGTTTCCGCAAGGTTAGAATCGTGGTCATCACCAAGGAGTTCCTCGGACGCGCCCCCTTCAAAGTCAATAATCACTCCGCCATCACCTGTATCAATGGATACTGCTTCAGGGTTTACGATCTCTACTTCGATCTTCTCCGCGTTTGCCCCTTCGATCTCAAGATCAGAGGGGTCCATTTGCTTCTCAACCACCATTACAGTCTCCTAACTGTGTACACATTATGATATTAGCAGATTATACTACTGCGCGTCTAGTGGCGAGGCAGGCCGTTGGGTGGGATGCCCACCCCGCCGTGAAACGCGCTTGGGAGTAACACGCTTCAAGTACCACTATATCAGAAAAATCGGGGCCATAAAGACCCCTAGTTTCTTGGGGGGAGCAAAAAATGAATAAGTCATCTTTGTAAGTCTATTATAACACAGTTCTATGTTGAACCAAAATGTTATTTTGTATAAAGTTGTTTTACATGCAAAGCAAAAGGTTTGAATACGGGAGAGTTCATAATGTTGAATGGCTGTTTTAGAGACTATAGCAGCGGCTAACGCCGCCTACTCAATCATTAAGAAGTGCCTTGAGAACGGGCGCGAAGTAAAAGACATGGTGGGCCATGTTGGCAAGTTTCTCAACGCTGAGGACGAGCTTAAGGATGCCGTAAAACGCAAGAAGAATAATCCCATCTCTGCTATTACGGGCGGGGCCGAAGGGGATTGGGAAGAGTTCCAAGCCCTTGAGAAATTAAAAGAACAGCGAAAAGAACTAGAGTCTTGGTGTAGATTATACGGCCCGCCCGGCACTTGGGATCGCTGGGTTCTTTGGCAAGCGGACGCTAGAAAGGCTAGAAGAGCGGCTTTGAAACAAAAACAAAAAGAACGCGAAGAGCTTATCGAAATGCTGATGATGTGCTTGGGTTGTTTCTTTGCTGTGTCTGGAATGGCTGCGTTAATATTCGCACTGGGTAAATATATGGATAAATGGTAATGTTTTTCTTAATGTGGTTTCTCTATTCAAACAACGCCGTGGATGTCTATCAGTTAGGACAGTTCAGGACAGACAAGGCTTGTGAGGCCGCAAAGTCCGAGGCGATGGTTCTAATAACTAACAGTAAAACCAGAATACTTTGTTTTGAAGTTATGCCAGAGTGAGGTTTTAGTAGTACTCTCTCTTATGACGGTACGTCGGCTCGTCGTCCATCTCGTCAGTCGGGAGTCTGATAAACCCACCCTGCCTGAACCGTAGAAGTGCCATGACTGTAGAGTCAACAAGGTCATCGTTTGACATAAACGGGAACCCAGCCACCTCTTCCACTAGCTCATCTGCCCAACGAGTGGCTGGTACCCACACAATACCCGACGCAATGATGTCAGCCACGCTATTGAGCCTTGCAAGCTTGTCCCCAGTGCCTCTATGGGGGGTATATTCCTGTACAGGCAGGCCCATACGCCTCATTTCTTGGTATAGAGCCGTCCCAGAGGACTTTTTCTCTACAATGAACGAATCTGGCTCCCATTTGTTGTATTCTTCCATGGCTAGAGTCTTTAACTCAGGAAATTCCAGCCGTTTCTTGATAGAATCCATGAGAATAAGGTGATGTGCGTTCTCATTCTCATTAAAGAACACGCCCCACGTTGTAAGTGCAGTGTAATCGGCACGGTTATGCTTCTCTGCTGCCGCATCTAGGGACATAATTATGTATTCCACGGCTGGTGGGGTATCATTCGGCCATATGTTCCACCATTCCCTCTTGACAATTGACGCTTCTTCTGAAGTAGGCTGCTGCTGGTACTGAGAGTTCCACTGGAACGCAGGCATTGACGCCTTAGTACGCTCCAAAGCTGGTAGATCAAAGAACTCAGGCCACAGGGGCTTCTGTATAGGCTTCCCATCCTCGTCCTCTGTGTCCAAAATAGCAGGGAACTCGACTATTTCGTACTGATCAGACATCGGGTTCTTTACCATGTCGTTAGTCACACGGCCCGTAAGGTCGTCCATATGCCAGCGAGTCTGTACAATAGCCACACGGCCACCGGGCATCAGACGTGTACGAGCGCCGAAGGTAAACCACTCATATGCTTTCTCGAATACAGAAAAGTTCCCGTTGATAACATCCTGCTCAGAGTGAGGGTCATCTACCAGCAGCAGATCAGCACCACGGCCAGCAAGCGCAGAGCCGATACCACAAGCGAAGTACTCACCCCCGAAGTTCGTGTTCCACCGCCCCGCAGACTTTGAGTCAATCGCCAACGAGACTTCTGGGAATATATCTTTGTACGCATCAACGGAGATTAAGTTACGAACCTTCCGCCCGAAATCCACCGCAAGGTCTGTGGTGTGTGACACCATCATTACCTTCTTGTTCGGGTTCCTGCCTAAGAACCACGCTGGGTACATGATCGACACTAGCTGCGACTTACCGTGGCGTGGAGGTATGTTGACACACACACGGTCCTTAGAACCATCCTCCAGCGCCATGAGCTGGTCTGCTAGTATTCTGTGGTGTCTACCCACTTTGTAGTCTGGCTGCATCCTCTTACAGAACTCTATAAGATCGTCATGCGCTGACTGATTGTTTTTTCGAGCAGAGAGTTCCCCTACAATCTTATCCATCTCCTCCAGCTCTTCGGAGCTAAACGAATCTAGGTTGTCTAGCATGTGCTGTATCTCAGCAGGGGAGAAGTCCATTTCTGTAGCTAGGTCAGCTAGCGGAGCGGTGTTAGTCATCGCCTAGCCCTAGCTCTTTGTCTACGTCGATGACCTCACCTTCCATCATTATGGCATCCTCGGCTTCTGGGTTTACCAACCGTGACAGCTTTTCACGTAGTTTATCTTTTAAGTCACCTGTTGTCTGGTGGGTGATTGTCACCTCAGACTTTTCTGCAAACAGCCCTACGTCGCTAATCTTACCGAGCAGCTCCAAGGCACGTATGCGGATACGCGGGTCAGGGTTCTCCGTCTCTTCAATCAGTTTGTTCGTTACTAGGTAACGTACCTGTACCGCGCTCTTCACTACCGAATGCCCAAAGTCCTTGAGTATCCTATCCGTCATAAGCAGGGTAGCTGGAGTCAGGTTCGCCACCCGTTTCGGAGTAGCAGCCTTAGAAACCTTATCAGGATTCTCCGCGTATGCCACGGCCAGCGCAGCCGCTGTATCTTTGTCCCCGTTGTTCGCTTTGATCTCCAAACCATTAGCGTGCAGGTACTCCGCAGTCTTTGCAGCAGCCGCAGCCTTGACCGCTAGGTCACCCATCTTTGGTGCATCACGCATCGGCACTTTAAGTTCCGGTTCTATATGTATCGCCATTTTACCCACCCCTGTTTCGTTTGAGTATAAAAAATTTTTGCAGTCTTTTCAATCTGGGACTCATATTGACGTTTTTTAAAGTGGGGGGTGGGGGTAGCTTAACG